CTCATTTGATTAGGTTAATTGACCTAACTAATTTTGATGATGGTTTTGGTGAAAATGATGAGTTTGAAATTCAAGCAGATGCTATTTTAGACTTCTCTGAAGGTAACCCATTTGGTACCCCCTAAATATAATACAATAGGTCTATAACTATGTTTGAATATTTTTATAACGAAATCCTACGAAAAACAATTATTGGTTTTGGAACACTGTTTAATGGTTTAACTATTAAACAGGAAAATTCTACTGTGAAAGTTCCTTTAGCATACGGGCCTATACAAAAGTTTTTAGCAAGATTAGAACAAGCACCTGAGTTGAGTCAAGCAACTCAAATGTCATTACCAAGAATGTCTTTTGAGTTTACTGGCTTGACATATGATCCAGGTAGAAAGGTTACAACTACTCAGCAGATTACTGTAAAGGATCCAGATGATGGAACAGAAATTAAGAAAACATATGTTCCAGTTCCTTATAATATGCAATTTGAACTTTCAATTATGTGTAAGTTAAATGATGATGCATTACAGATTGTAGAACAGATATTACCATACTTTCAACCACAATATAATTTAACAATTAATCTTCTTTCTGCTATAGATGAGAAAAAAGATGTTCCTGTTATTTTAGAAAATATTACTTTCCAAGATGATTATGAGGGAGATTATACAACTCGTAGAGTTCTTACATATACTTTAAGATTTACTGCTAAGACATATCTATTCGGCCCTGTTTCTTCTGCATCCAAGGATATTGTCAAGTCTGTTTCTGTTCGTTATCTTGCTGGTGGTTCTAAGAGCACACAAAGAGATGTTACTTATGCTGTTAAACCTAGAGCGATCAAGGATTACACAGGAGATGTTGTTACAAATCTTTCTGAAGATATTGATGCAACTACAACTGAAATTAATGTCGATAATGGATCTTCAGTTACCGTTAAGAAATACGTTGAAATTGAAGGTGAAGAAATGTATGTTTCTAAGATTACTGGCAATAAACTTACAGTTAAGAGAGGTCAAGATAACACCGTTGCAACTGGTCATGTAAGAGGAACTGACATTAAAGGTATTGATTATACTGATAATGCAGAAGGTGTTGGTGTAGATACTGCATTAATAGAACTAGGTGATGACTTTGGATTTGATGGAACTTACTCATGAAGCAAACTAATCTAGATGATGCATTTAATGTAGAAGTTTCCGAAACTCCTGAAGGTGGTTGTGCCACTAGAAAGGATCAACTTACTAATGTTACTAGTACTGGTTTAACCAAACCAGATAGACTTACTAAGGATGATATAACTAAAGATTATGAGTATACTCGTGGTAATCTTTATAGCATCATAGAGAAGGGTCAGGAAGCAATTAATGGTATTCTTGAACTTGCACAAGATAGTGAAATGCCTAGAGCATATGAAGTTGCTGGTCAGTTAATTAAAAGTGTCTCTGATGCAACTGATAAGTTAATGGATTTGCAGAAGAAGTTAAAGGATGTAGAAGAAGAAACTCAACAAAAAGGCCCATCTACTGTTAATAATGCATTGTTTGTTGGTTCTACTGCAGAACTTCAAAAAATGCTTAAATCTCAATTACCTAAAGATTCTAAATAAATCAGGGGAGAGGAATCCCAAAGTATTTTATTTACTAATACCATGTCGGACAAGTTGCCGTCAATTGATGACTTCTACGAGGAGTTACCATCAATTGATGAGATTATAAAAGAAGAAAAGGAATTACCTTCGGTTGACGAGTTCGTTGAGAAAGAAGAAGTTATAGAAGAACCACCTGATACTGCACCCTGTTCTATAGAAGAGGCACAAGATTTAACTGAGATAGTACGTCTGATAAATGATGTAAGAAAAGATATACCAGATATTCCAGAAATAAAATATTATGATGATGAGTTAGAAAAATTATCTGAACAGGTAGAATTAGTTAGGGATAGTATTCCTGAAATACCTGAGATAAAATATTATGATGAAGAGATTACTTCCTTAAGAGAAGAAATTGATCGTAATGCTGCTGAAATACCTGAGATAAAATATTATGATGAACAGGTAAATGACCTTGAGGAGAAAGTTAAGGTCATTAAGGAAGCTATTGTAAGTCTTCCTGAACCAAAATATTATGAGGCAGATTTAGAATCTCTTAAAGAAGATATTCTTGCAGTAAGAGAATCCATACCCACATTTCCAAAGTGGGTTAATGAGGTCAATGAGGTTCCTGATTTTTCATGGATAGGAAAAACTTTTGGTGTTATTGATTCTGACTTTGTAAAAGTAAATGATGGTCTTGATTCTATTAGAGGTAGAATAGATCAAGAAATACAAGAGATTTCAGAAAATTTTGATCTTAAGGATTTTGAAAATAAGGTCGAATTTAAGAAAGTAACTGATAATTTAAAAGAAACTAAGGAGAATATATACAAAGAATTAAGAGAAGCTGCTCTTAAGATCCATGAAACTAAACATTCTTTTAAGAATGATGATAGATTATTAAAAAAACAGATACTTAGTAAGTATAATGTTTTAAAACAGAGGGTTGAAGAAGAAGTAAAAGAGTTTAATAGAAAGAATGATGCCACTAAAGATTTGTATGGCGGTTATTTTGAAGGTCTTACTCAGGAGATAGCAAATCTTCCTAAAGTAAAATATTATGATGAAGATATAGAAAAATTGAGTGGTGATGTTAAAAATCTTAAATCACTTTATCTTATAGTTGAAGAGTTAAAAGAAAAGCAAAAAGCATTTAAAAAGGAATTTAATGAAGTAAAGGATCTTCAAGAAGGTTTACTAAATGAACCAAATGATGAAGCCCAATCTGTTGATGGCACTAATGATCCTTTAACTCCATTAGATAAACAGTTCCCAAATCTTAAGTCATTAGCCGATCATTATAGATTATTCATTAGTAGAACTCAGCAACAAATTGCTACTATTGGTGGCGGTGGTGCAGGTTATATTAATGACCTTTCTGATGTAGAAGTTGGTAATACTCCCACTACTGGTGAAGTATTAATTTATAATGGAACAAATTGGGTAGGAATTGGAAGCACATTATTAGACTCCAGTTCAACATTACATGAAGCATTATTACAAGGTAATGTATCTGGCATAGGAATGAGTGTCGGTGTTATCACTGCTACTAATGGTTATTTTAGTGGTATTGTAACTGCTGCTCAACTTAATTATGATGTTGTAACTGATATCTATTCTACTGGTATTGTTACTGCAACCAAGGGAATACAGCAGACAGGTAATGAAGGTTTACATGTAACTGCTGGTGTATCCACATTTGTTGGATTATCATCTTTCCAAGGTGGTGTTAATGTAAAAGCAGGTTCAGCAACTACAGCATTAATAGTTGAAGGTGATACTAGAATAATTGGTATTTTAACTATTGGTACTGGTTCTGTTACTATCGAGGGTACTACCAATAAAGTTAAGATTGGAACAGGAGTTACTCTTACATCAACTGGTGATTCTGACTTTGTTGGTGTGGTTACAGCAAAAGGTTTCGTTGTTGGATCTGCTGCTACTATCTCAAATAATGGTAATATTAGTTGCGGTATTATAACAGCAACAAGTTTCACGGTTGCAGGAACTTCTCTTGCTGAAACTATTGCAGATACTGTTGGTGGTATGGTCAGTAGTAATACAGAATCTGGTATTACCGTTGCATATCAAGATGCTGATAATACTTTAGATTTTACTGTAGGAACATTAAACCAAGATACAACAGGAACTGCTGCACTTGCAGAAGGATTGACTGGTAACCCAACAATAACAGTTACCAAAGTAAATGTTGGAACTGCTGCTACTATTGCTGCTAATGGTAATGCTACCTTTGCTGGAATTGTAACTGCTACATCATTTACTGGAGATGGAACTGGATTAACGGGTGTTGCATCTACAGATAATATTCAAACAGGAACTCCTGCAACATTTTTAAGTAATGTCAATATAACTGGAGTCGCAACTGCAACAGGTGGTCTTAATGTTGGAACTGCTGCAACGATACATTCTACAGGTGGCATAACTGCTGGAATTGTTACTGCTACAAGTTTTGTCGGCCCATTAACGGGTAATGTAACTGGTAATGCATCTGGTTCGTCTGGATCTTGTACAGGTAATGCTGCTGGATTAACTGGAACACCAGATATTACGGTAGGAGATGTTGTTGCTGCTAGTTTAGATATTTCTGGTGATGCAGATATTGATGGAACACTAGAAGCAGACGCAATTACTGTCAATGGCACAGCGTTAGATACTCATATTGCAGGGGTCACGGTAACTACTGCAACTAATGCAACTAATATTACTGCTGCTGATGAATCGTCAGATACTACTTGCTTCCCCTTATTTGTAACGGCTGCAACTGGAAACTTACCACCAAAAACAGGTTCCAATTTATCTTTTAATTCATCAAGCGGAGCTTTAACTGCTACATCATTTAGTGGAGATGGTTCTAATTTAACAGGAACTGGCCCACAAGAAGCAGATACTAGTGTTTCATCTACAAGTGCAACAACAGTATTATCAGTTGCACATGCATCATATCGTGGATCATTTGTTAAGGTATTAATTACACAAGGTTCTGCATATCAGATGGGTAATTATACAATCATACATGATGGAACTACTGCATCAATTATAGAGGAATCTGCAATTGCTACAGGATCTATGTTAGGAACATTTAGTGCAACAATTAGTGGAAGTAATTTATTAATGCAAGTAACTATGGGAAGTTCTTCTTCTGCAACTGTTACTGTAAAAGCAGATAACATAACAGTCTAGGGTTGACAAGATTATAAACTGGTGATACAATCGAATTGTTAAGTATCAGTTAATCATGAGTGACGAATTAGTTCGTATTGCTAATGCATTAGAAAGGATTGCAGACTTTTATGAAAAAGGTTTGCATGTTGATATAGATCATGCACATATAGATGATATAGGAGAAATACATGGTGATGTAGTTACCCACCCTAAACAGTTTTAATCATGCCTAAAGAAAAAGTATATGTTCCTGTATTGGAACCAAAGTCAACTTCATATGTGGAGTATATTGAACTTGGAAGAACTGTAACTCCACAACCAGTATTCAAAAAGGATACTGTTCGTGTTAGATTATTACAAAGATGCTTGGGTAATCCAACAGAAACCTTTGATACAGAAAAAAATTGGGAGTATGATGTTCCATGGCCAGTTGAAGAAGTTAAGGTTAAAGAAAAAGTAGATACAAAAGTAAAAGCAAGAGTTGCATTATGAAAAGTATCAAATTTAGCATTAGGCAAGATGGTCAAGTAACCGAAGAAGTTACTGGTGCTGTTTCAAATGAATGCGAAGAGCTCACTAAATTGATAGAAAATAAATTGGGAACAGTAACCCAAAAACTATATAAACCAGAGTATTACCAAACCGTAACTGATACAGAAAATGTCACATTTCAGCACGATACAAACCAA